CAGACCCAAGTAATGACACAGTTATGGCTCTGCAAGAAGATGAAAATGCAGAAGCAGAAACTTACTCTTACTCAGGATTAGTAAGTTATATTGAAGGTAAATTTCAAAAATCTAAAGACAATAGATTAAGTGATGAAACTCGTTGGTTAACTGCTTACAAGAATTATCGTGGGGTTTATTCTACTGATGTTCAATTTACTGATACTGAAAAGTCTCGTGCTTTTATAAAAATTACTAAAACAAAAGTCTTAGCAGCGTATGCACAAATAATAGATGTTTTGTTTGCAGGAAATAAATTTCCGATAGGGATTGAATCTACAGAGTTTCCAACAGGCGTAGCCGACTCAGTTTATTTTGATCCTCAAGAACCTACTGAAGATAAGATGGCTGAAATCTCAGGTAAGAAATCAGCAACAGTTAAACGAAAAGATATTCTAAAAGAAGTAGGCACTTACGAAGATAAATTAAAAGAAGTTGAAGATGAATTAAAATTAGGAGCAGGTAAAACTCCAACATCATTTACTTTTGAACCTGCTAAAAAAGCAGCACAATCTATGGAGAAGAAGATCCATGAGCAATTAGAAGAGTCTCATGCAAGTAAACATCTTCGATCAGTTGCTTTTGATATGTCTTTATTCGGCACAGGTATTCTTAAAGGGCCTTTCGCTTTTGACAAAGAGTATCCTAGATGGAATCAAGAAGGTGAATATGATCCAATCTTTGAAACAATACCAAAAGTAGAGTCAGTAAGTATTTGGAACTTTTATCCTGATTGCGATGCTAGAAATATGTCTGAAGCTGAGTATACGATTGAAAGACACAGATTAAATAAAGTTGAGTTAAGAAATTTAAAAAACAGACCTTACTTTAGAAAAGAAAACATAGAGTTAGCTATTGAAGGTGGAGCTAACTACACAAAAGAATATTGGGAAAGTGAATTAGAAGATAGTACTTATAATTCTGAAGTTGATCGTTTTGAAGTATTAGAATATTGGGGAACGATTGATGCTGAAACAGCAGAAAATGCTGACTTAGATATTCCTAAAGAATTAGAAGATAAAGACGAAGTACAGATAAATGCGTGGGTATGTAATGGACAAATAATTAGATTAGTTCTAAATCCATTTACTCCAACAAGAATACCTTATCATGCAACCCCTTACGAATTAAATCCATATTCATTCTTCGGTATTGGACTAGCAGAAAATATGGACGACACTCAACTACTTATGAATGGGTTTATGAGAATGGCAGTAGATAATGCTGCGTTATCATCAAACTTACTTATAGAAGTAGACGAAACGAATTTAGTTCCAGGACAAGACTTATCGGTATATCCTGGCAAAATATTTAGAAGACAAGCAGGAGCACCAGGACAAGCAATCTTTGGAACTAAGTTCCCTAATGTAACTCAAGAATGTCTGTTGATGTTTGATAAAGCAAGACAGTTAGCAGATGAAAGTACAGGTATGCCAAGTTATGCTCATGGTATGACAGGCGTAATGTCAGTAGGAAGAACTGCATCAGGTATGTCTATGTTAATGGGGGCTGCTGCACAAAACATAAAAGCAGTCGTTAGAAATATAGACGATTATTTATTATCACCTTTAGGTAAATCTTTATTTGCCTTTAATATGCAATTTAACTTTGACAAAGAACTTTTAGGTGATTTAGAGGTCAATGCAAAAGGTACAGAAAGCCTAATGCGTAATGAAATTAGATCTCAAAGACTAATACAATTTATGCAGATGTCATCTAATCCTGCTATGGCCCCTTTCGTTAAATATGATTACATACTAAGGGAACTAGCATCTTCAATGGATTTAGATGAAGATAAGATTTTAAACGACCCTAGAGAAGCAGCAATTCAGGCTAAGATGATGGCTGATTTAGCTGAGATTATGGGGCCACTCCCAGGTCAAGAAGCACCTCAACCACCGACAGGTGGTGGTGCACCTGATGTAAATGATCCTACAGGTACAGGTGGAGGTAATATAGCTCCAGGTGCTGCACCAGAACCAGGTAATCCTGGATTTACAGGAGCAGGTGGAGGAGATAACACACCACAAGAGCCACAAGGTTAATGGACGAAAAACAAGCTAGAGAGATACTAGCTCTCGTAAATGATCCTGAAATGTATCCCTTACTCGTAAGGTATGCAGAACAGAGATTAGAAATACTAAGAGTGTATCTTGAAAATGAAAAGAATTTACAAAAAGTTTCTGAACTCCAAGGAGCTATAGCTGAGATAAAGCGTATATTTACCCTAAAAGCAGAAGTTAGGGGAGAACTTGAAAAGAAAAAGTAAATGGATCAAGAACAGATAGATAAAATTCTAAAAGAACATCAAACTAAAAACTTTGTTCAAAGAATATTGAATCCAGAAAATGCTCCAGAGCCTTTAATAGTAGAAGGACAAAAACAAACTCATTTTATGAGTGCTGAATTTTTAGGAGAAGAAGATAAAATACCAGCAGTATTTCCTAGAGTTATTGAAACAGAAGAAGGAGAGCTTACTAAATTATCTTTAGAAGAAGCTAAGAATCATGCTCGTACTACAGGAGAGTATATAGAATTTAATTCTATAGTAGAAGCAGATAATTTTTCACAGAATTATAAAGGCCCACAAGACTCTGGGTTTAATCAATTTTATAGTCCAGAACCAAATGAAGGACTTATGAGTGGGGAGACAATGAATAAAAAAATGAAAAAAGAAATGTATCATGGTGGTATGATGATGCCAGAGATGATCGTAGGTATTGATGAGGTTTCAGGAAATGAAATTCCACCAGGCTCAGATGCAGAGAATGTTCGTGATGATATTCCGGCTGCTCTATCTGAAGGTGAATTAGTAATACCTGCTGATGTAGTGCGTTATCATGGGCTAAAAACTTATGAAGATATGCGTATGGAAGCTAAGATGGGCCTTATGGCAATGAAATCTGAAGGTCAAATCGTAGACATTGAAGAAGAGGAAGTCGAAGAAGAATCCGAAGAAGAAGAAATGAAACCTACCGATCATGTCGAAAAAAATGAAGATACAGGAATGTATTGTGTGTTTGATGCTAATGGTAAAAAAGTTAAAGAATTTAAAACTAAAAAAGAAGCTGATGAATACGCTAAGAAAAATCACGATGAACTAATGTCTACTGAAAAAGTAGAAGAGACAGAAGTTGTCGTAGAAGAAGAAGGCATGGATCTCAAAGAAGATTCAGATGGTGTTGAAGCGTATCCTACTGAAGAAGAGGATATTGATATGATGGAAATTGGGGATAAGTCTGTTGTAAAATTATTTATCAAAGGCTTAATGGGTAGGTGAGTCAGCCCCAACAACATCAAAAACCTCGGTATACTCCAGAACAATTAAAAGCATTAATTAAACAGCAAAAAGATCGAAGAAATGGCTAAAGAAGGGCATCACTTTGTTGACTCACAAAGAGTAGCAAGAGAAAAATTAAAAAAAGAATATGTCAGTAAAAAATGGCATGGGGGCAAAGGAAGTAACCAACGCCCAGGCGATACTCAAGCCTATAAAGATGGCTGGGAAAGAATTTTTGGTAAAGACAAAAATAATACAGACTTAAAAGATTAAGTATGAATAAAAATTATGGAAGATTTATATATAATACCAATTATCTTATTGGCAGTTCTTGTACTTACTGTTGAAAATAAATATCCAGAAATAATGAAAACAATAAGTAAAAAAATTAAAACAGGTTTAAAAAATTATTGGAAAGCCCTGAAAGAATGGGAATCAGGTAATTAACAAAAAGAATTTATAAGAATTTTGCAGAATGGCTACCTGCTTAACCCTCGTATTTATACGAGCTACTTAACAGCCCCATAAGGAGTAAAATTATTATGGCAAAATATCAAGGTGCTTATCGAGCCGATCTCGATAAAGAAGAGGAAGTTCCTGTTCAAGAGGAACAACAACAAGAAGCAGTTGCAGAAGCTGCTCCTTTAAACGCTGAAGAAGAAACTTTCAAAAAGCGTTATGGAGATTTGCGTAGACATTCTCAAGGTATTAAACAAAAATACGAGGACGAACTAGCAAAACTTCAAGGACAATTAGCTGATGCTACTAAAGCTCAGATTAAATTTCCTAAAACCGAAGAAGAAATTGATAGCTGGTCAAAACGCTACCCAGATGTAGCAGCAGTTATTGATACTATTGCGAAGAAACGATCTCTGGAAGTTCTTGAGATTGGCGAACAGAAAATGGAAAGGTTAAAAAACCTGGAAGATACTATCGTCAGAGAAAGAGCTGAAAACGAGTTAATGCAACTCCACCCAGATTTTGATGATATTCGTCAAGATAAAAAGTTTCATGAATGGGTTGCTAGTCAACCAGACATCATTCAAGACTCTCTTTATAAAAATACTACTGATGCAAAAGCAGCAGCTAGGGCGATTGATTTATACAAATCAGATTTAGGTCAAACTAAAACTAAAAAGCCTAGTAAAAAAGAAGCTGCTCAATCTGTAGGGCGTTCTACTAAAACTTCACCAAAAGAAACATCTAAAATGAAGTTTTCAGAAAGCCAAGTTTCTAAAATGTCTTCAGGTGAATATGAAGCCAATGAAGACGCTATTTTAGAAGCAATTAAAAAGGGTGAGTTTGAATACGATTTATCAGGTGCTGCTAGATAATTAATAGTGACACTTGCTAATTCACTTATATTCTGTTATATATAAGTGGACAGATCTATTAGTTTTTATAGATCGACCCAAAGTACTAACGAGCCGACTCGTTCCTACCTCCGAGTACTTTTATTTCAAGAAAAGAACGAAGAAGACAACCTTAATCTTAGACCCATTTAATTTATTAGATGTCACTCTAAGTCAGTTAAGCCCTTTAGCGTGGATTTTTTTGGTTATCTAAAATGTAAAACCTTTGTTTTATGTTTTGCTATTTTTAATAAAGGAGAAATAAAATGGCATTTAGTTCAGCTAGTGGATACAGCAACTTACCAAATGGTAATTTTTCGCCTGTAATCTACTCCCAAAAAGTCCAAAAAACATTTAGGAAACTAAGCGTTGTTGAGGACATTTCTAACACCGATTATTTCGGTGAAATTTCTGACTATGGTGACTCTGTTAAGATCATCAAAGAACCAGAAATAACTGTTAACTCTTATTCGAGGGGTACTTCGGTAGCTGCTCAAGATTTGAGTGACGCAGACTTTAGCATGATTATTAATCAGGCTAATTATTTTATGTTCAAAGTTGATGACATCGAAGCGAAACATTCTCATGTTAACTTCATGGATCTAGCTACTGACAGAGCAGCTTACAAATTAAAAGATACTTTTGATGCTGAAGTTCTCGGTCATCTTTCTGGTTTCACAGGAAGTGCAGGTTCATACGCTGAGAGATCATCTCTTGAGACAGGAAGTACTAAAGCAAACTCAGGTGCTGGAAACGATGAACTTTTAGCTGCTAACAAATTAGACATTACCGATTTCGGTGGTTCTGATATTGGTGGTGACTCAAGTTTAACTTCTATACCTGTAAACGCAGCAGGAAATGTCGCAACACCTCTTGATGTTCTAAATAGAATGGCAAGATTACTTGATGTTGCAGATGTACCTACTGATGGTAGATGGTTTGTAGCAGATCCTGTGTTTTACGAAATCCTAATGGACGAAAACAGTAAATTTATCTCCAACGACTTCGCTGGTGGTCAAGATGCTGGTGATATTCTTAGGAATGGTAAAGTTGTTCAAGGAATGATTAGAGGGTTTAGAGTATACAAATCTAACAACCTTCCATTCTTAGGAACAGGCCCAGGAACAGTAGCAACTGCTGGATCAGAAACTAATTTCGGAGTTTTAGTCGCAGGACATGACTCTGCTATAGCAACTGCACAGCAACTGTCTAAAACTGAAAGCTATAGAGATACAGCTTCTTTCGCAGATATTGTGAGAGGACTTCAACTCTATGGTCGTAAGATTCTTAGACCAGAAGCTATCGTTACTGCTCAGTACAACAAGTACAGCTAATACATAGCACTTTGGGGTAGCTCCATTTTTGGGGCTACACCCATTTTCTTATATACCCTATTGGACATCACTCGTGGCAACAACTTTTATAGATTTAACAAACAAAGTTCTAAGACGCTTAAATGAAGTTGAGATTACTTCATCAGATTTTGCAAGTGCCACAGGCGTACAAGCTCTAGCTAAAGATTCTGTACGAGACTCTATCGGTAAAATTAATCAGGCTGAATTTGAATGGCCCTTTAATTCTGCCGAACACACACAAACCTTGGCTGTTGGTCAAGAAGAATATACATGGCCCACTTTCTACAAAGTAGCTGAGTGGAATAGTTTTCAAATAGTGAAAGACGCTAGTTTAGGTGTTGAATCTCAACAACTTAAATTTATTGAAAGAGATGTTTGGTATCGTGAATATCGTGATGCTGATGATAATTCAGGTGCATCTGGTGTAGGTGTTCCTATATATGTGTTTCCTTCTTCAGGTAATGGCTATGGTGTATCACCCTCCCCTGATAAAACTTACACAATTAAATTTCGATACTATCAAACTCACACAGATCTAAATTTGTTTAATGACGCTACTTTAGTGCCAACAAATCATGATGCTGTAATTGTTGATGGTGCACTTTTCTATATGTACCTTTTTAAGGACAACATGGAAGCTGCACAAATGTCTGCTGGATCTTTCCAACAGGGAATAAAAGAAATGCAGACTATACACATCAATAAATATGAAAGCGTAAGAGATAGACGAGTTAGATTCTAATGGCTGATCGAGTCCAATCCTACAAAGTAATATGTAGTGGGGGGTTGAACAGCAACGAGAACCACTTGGATCTTGCTGAAAACTACCCAGGGGTAGCTACTCGTTTAGTGAACTATGAAATATCTGACTATGGTGGATATAGAAGAATAGAAGGCTATGACGAATACGATACAACCTATGGAGAAGTAGGAGTAGGGTCAGCCGAAGGTAAAGTTTTAGGAGTATTCTTATTTAAAGATACGACTACGCAACAAGACATGATTCTTGCTGCAAGAAAAGACCAAGGGGCTAATACTTTTAAATTTTATAAGTATGTCTTTGGTTCAGGTTGGGTAGCTCAAACAACAGGAATTACCCACCACACCACTAAAAGTGGATTAACAGTAAATAAGATTAGACACGCAAAGTTTAATTTTGGCTCTGGCAACCACATAGTTTTCGTAGATGGCGTTAACTTCCCTGTAGTCTTTAATGGCTCTAATTGGTACGAAATAAAATCTACTAATTCAGGTGGGTCAAGTTCTCCAGGAGGAGCAATGGCGTTAGATGCCCCTTCAGTTGTAGAAGTTTTTGAAAATCATTTATTTTTAGGATCTCAACAAACTAAATTATCAACTGTAGCTTTTTCTGCTCCTAATGATCCTTTTACTTGGACAGCAGCAGCAGGATCAGGGCAAAGTCAAGTAGGGTTTGATTTAGTTAATTTTAAACCTTTTAGAGATGATTTATTTTTATTTGGCTCTAATGAAATAAAAAAATTAACTGCTGATGTAAGTTCTGGTTTTAATTTAGGACAAGTCACAGCAAATGTTGGGTGCATAGCTAAAGACTCAGTATTAGAAATAGGTGGAGATTTAGTGTTCTTAGCTCCTGATGGTTTAAGACCTGTAGCTGGAACATCAAGAATTGGCGATGTTGAATTAGAAACCATATCAAAACCAATTCAATTAATTTTAAGTTCTTTATCGTCTGATTTTAACTTAGATACTTTAAATGGCTTAGTCATAAGATCTAAGTCCCAACTAAGATACTTTGTTGGTGATGATAGTACAAATGTCATAGATAGTTTTGGAATTATCGGTGGTTTGCGAACATCAGATCAAAGAATAGGTTGGGAGTTTGGGGAGCTTTTAGGTATACGAGCTTCGTGTTGCACATCAGGATATGTAGGCACTCAAGAAATTGTTTTACATGGTGATTATGATGGCAAAGTCTACAAACAAGAAAATGGTAAGACCTTTAATGGCGTTGATATTGTAGGCATTTATACCACTCCTTATTTTGACTTTGGAGATACTGAAGTCAGAAAAACACTTAGAAAGATTAATACTTTTATTAGAGCTGAAGGCCCTTTCACAATGAACTTAGCTGTAACTTATGATTGGGACGACCCAAATACAGCAGTTCCAAGTTCTTACTCAGAAGTCTCAGAAGGAGCACCGGTTAGATATAAAGGTACAAATATTAATTATGCTGGAACGAATATTAACTATGGGGGAAATGACAAACCAATCATGACGACAAATGTTCAAGGATCTGGTTTTGCAGCACAAGTTACCTTCGTAACTGTGGGTCAGTTTGACCCCTATTCTATTCAAGGAATAGTTTTTGAGTTTACAGCAGCAGGGAGAAAATAATAAATGGCAGGTTACACTAGACAGTCGGTAGCGAGTATTATCAATGGTGCTAATATTACTGCTCCACCTCTTAATGCAGAGTTTAACCAAATCTTAGCTGCTTTTTCAGGAGTAACAGGACACACACATACAGGGGGTACAGGTGATGCCCCACAAATTCCACTAGCAACTTCTGTAAGTGGTTACTTATTACCTGCTAATGGTGGTGTTGGTGGTAAAAATTCAAATGCCCAATCTTCTAACCCAGGCGTAGGCGATGACAATGCTGATGGGTATGCTCCAGGTTCTATTTGGTTAAATGGAACAGATAATAGACTTTTTGTAAATCTTAATAATTCTACAGGAGCAGCAGTTTGGTCTGAGCAAGTTCTTAACAATTCCTCAAATCAAATCTTACCTCATACAGACGATACTGTAGACTTAGGTTCGTCTGCTAAAGAATTTAAAGATTTATACATAGATGGCACAGCGTATGTTGATACTCTAAATGCAGATAGTGCAGCTATCGGTTCAACTCTAGGAGTTACCGGAGCAGTTACTTTTTCATCAACAGCAGCGATTTCATCTAATACAACTGTCGGAGGAACGCTTGGCGTAACAGGGGCTACTACTCTTGCAGATAATTTATCGGTTACAGGAAACACTACAGTTTCAGGTAACACTTCACTAAATGGCAATACAA